AGTGGTCGAAGTTGCACAGTGCCTTTATCCGGGCGCTGCTGGACAAGCACTTGGTTTTCCACGATGGTGGATGGTACTGCCACCCGGCGTACAACACCGCTATTGTGGAGACATTCCGGCTGTCCTCGTCGAAGCCCAACATTCAGCAGGTGCCACGCAAGAGCACAAACCCGGTGCTGAATATCAAGCGCCAGTTTGTGCCAACGCACCAACATGGATTCCTGCTGAATGCAGACTACAGCCAGATGGAGATGCGCGTAGCGGCCATGCTGTCCGGCGATCCGGCGCTCATTGCTGCATTGCAGTCGGATGACATTCACCTGACTACTGCGGAAATGATGTACAGGGTGCCTAAGGGAACCTTTACAAAGGATAGCCCGGAGAGGCAGCACGCCAAGACAGTAGGCTTTGCTACCATGTATGGTGCCGGTGCTAAGACTATTGGTAAGCAGCTAGGTATCCCTAAGGAGGATGCGAAGGTTCTTATCAACATGTACTTCAAAGCCTACCCTGGACTGAAGAAGTACATTGAGTCAGTGCATTCGCAGGCACAGGTTACACTCGACGTTACCACACCATTTGGCTTCAAGCGCCGTTTCCGGCGGCCCCCCAAGGGCAACTGGAATCAGTGGGAAGGGTTCCGGGTACTCCGGCAGGCATTCAACACAATCATTCAATCGGCAGCAGCATGTATCATGTATGTTGCGCTGGTGGATATTGAGAAGGAACTGCAGGACAGGGGCCTAAAGTCCAGGCTGCTGAACACTGTCCACGATTCGCTCCTTGTGGACGTGGCCCCCGGAGAGCTTGCTGTAGTGAAGGAGATTGTGTACAGGGTAATGTCCAAGCCGGACACAGCCCGCTATGGAGTAGAACTCACGGTGCCCCTCGGCGTTGACATTGAAGTAGGCAAGAACTGGGGAGAGATGGAAGCGGCCGGTAAATAATTGTTGACACTGGCACGAAAGCGTGCTATGATTTAAGTGTAGGGTGATGCAATCAACCGGGGCACAGCCCCAAAGCTAGGGAGGATAGTGAATGGGCGTTGTCAAACTAAATATGGCGAAGGTGCTTGAGTCCACCGCCGGGAACTCCATGTTCCTTGATGTTCCGAAGGATGGTGAGATTCGTGTGCGCCTGCTGCCGCCGATGGAGGGTAGCAACGGGAACATTTGGTTCCTGACGGAGAACCACTTCCGGCTCAAGGCCGAGGATGGCGAGAAGGGTATCGCTGTCGCTTGCCGGAAGCGCCACGCTGATGGCGATGATTGCCTGCTGTGTGACGTTGCCAAGTTCCTGGAGAACAGCGACGATGCGCAGGAGCGCAAGCTGGGCAAGGGCCGCGAGGCACTGGCTGCCAACCGTAGCTGGTATACGCAGGTCCTGCTGGTGACCAAGGAAGATGGCAAGTTTGTGGCTGGCCCGCCCAAGCTGCTGCGCCTGCCCAAGACTGCGGCGGATGCTGTGAATGGCATCCTGCAGTCGCAGATGAAGAACGACGATGGCCTGTCGTGCATGCCGGAAGCTGCGCAGGACATCACCATCAAGCGGCAGGATACCGGGACCAACATCACCAAGTACACGGCGATGCCCTCCGGCAAGCCCACTGCACTGGCCGACTACCTGCCGGATTGGGAGACCAAGGTCATGACGGTTGAGCAGGTGTGGGAGAAGCTGGACCTTAAGGTCCTGAGCAACGAGGAGCAGGCCGCTGCGCTGACTCGCAGCTATCCGCTGCTGGACGTTCCGGCTATCCTTAAGGAGCTTGGGTATGTCTGATAAGGTGACTGTTTCCAGCGGTGGCATCAGCATGGTGGGGCTGCTTGGCGTGGTCCTTGTCGTGCTGAAGCTGCTTGGCAAGATTACGATTTCGTGGTGGTGGTGTACTGCGCCGTTCTGGGGGCCTGTTGTGCTGCTCATTGCTGTGCTGTTGCTGCTACTGCCTTTTATCATTTGGATCGGGAGGGACTAAATGTTTGCTATCTATGACAAGAACGGGAAGCCCATCGTCAGTAAGCTGAGTACCAAGACCAAGGCGTGGAATGCCTTTTTGCTTAAGCGCGTTGGTTACGTTTCCGAAAATAGGTACATTCGTGCCAGCTACATTGCTGGTTATCGCCGGGATGGGTTCTATTGTGACACATTTGCTGCCGGTGGGACTGCACCCAAGGCCGCACCGGCCACTACCACCAGCCCCACTGTTGCCTTTACGCACAAGGTCGTGAAGGACGTGAGCAACAGCTTCAAGCTGGACCTGGCCTTTGCGAAGGCGATGCACAAGTTCTTTAAGGCCAAGCAGGACGCTGGCGAGATTGAGTACATCTACGAGTACAAGCACTTTGGCAGTGAGGGCGATGCCAAGAAGCTGCTGCAGCATATGACTGAGTTCCTGGAGAATTACAAGGGTTAGCCACCTTAGCTCTAATGGCAGAGCAACGGTTTTGTAATCCGTGTTGTGTCAGTTCGATTCTGACAGGTGGCTCCAACTTGTGCATAGTGGTAGAAGTCCGCTGTAAAGACGAGTAGCTAGTTACTACTCTGCCGGGACTGGCCTGTGGCCATGCTTCCAAGATTGACGATCATGCACAAAGCACTGCGCTTAACAAAGATGCTACCAGCAACCCCATGCTCCGGGGAATAATAGTCCTAGTCCCAGACACCTATTGGTACGGTGGCCAAGTGTGGCAGGTTCGGGGCCGAAAGGCTTTCCGGTGAAGCGGGAGCAGCAGTGCAAACAATTTGTGGGAGTTTGGCGTAATTGGTAGAACGCAGCACACTTAGAATGTGTGGCCTAACGGCGTAAGAGTTCGAATCTCTTAACTCCCACCATACTTTGGGAAAGCGGCACAGTTGGAGAGGTGCGTGTGACTGTAAATCACATCTCGCGCGGGTGAGTAGGTTCGAATCCTACCTTTCCCACCATTCGGTCTAGGCGTGGCCCAGTTGGTAGGGCACGCCCCTTGGGCGGGCGTGGTCGCAGGTTCAAGTCCTGCCGCCTAGACCACACAAACTATTAGGAGGACTATGGACCCGATCAGGCAGGTATACAACTACCTAGATCAGCAGAATATTGAGGAGGTGAAGAACTTCCGCAAGCCTTCCGTGCGCTTTCGGCCGTCTGAAATGGATGACTGCCCGCGCAAGATTTTCTACAGGCTCGGGGGCAACCGGCCAATGGCCGTCCCCGGCAAGATCAGCCTGTATGGGCAGGATGGTGACTTCTGCCATGACAGCGTGCGCTGGCTGATGAAGAACGCCGGGGTGGAATTGGACGGGCTTGAGTTTGACGAGGCCACCGGCAACATCAAGGAGCTTGTGTCCTTCCAGAAGCCTTGGGAGCACAAGGGCGAGAAGTTTGTCATCAGCGGCCGGGCCGATGGGCTCATCAAGGTTGGCGACGAGTGGATGATTCTTGAGATCAAGTCCGTCGATGGCATGAAGTGGCGCTATCTGAATGATGCGTGGCAGAAGGGCAACTTGCTGGAGTACTTGGCTACGGGCAACCAGGGCAAGTATAGAAAATACCTTGTGCAGTGCGAGATCAGTATGCGTGTGCTTGGCTATGAGCACGTATACCTTGTGTTCAAGGACCGCAGCATGTGCCAGATTGGCTGTCACAATGATAAGACCGGGGAGATTGCGGGCGTTGTGCTGGAGCGCAATGATGTACTGTGGGAGGATATCTTGGGCACTATGTACATGGTGAACAAGTCCCTGCGCACCAACGTGGCCCCGATGCAATTGGTCGAGGGCAGCTACCAGTGTGGCTTCTGCGAATTCCGGGACACATGTGGGAGGTTGAAGTAATGCTGAGCCTTCTACGGTCTACGTTCCCCAATGTGCATTGGGAGACAAATGAATACGGGGAGTTCCCGGCACACTTCAGCGAGAATGCCCGACGCATTGTCAGCCAGCAGTACTTCCGGAATGGGGAGACTTCGTTCTGGGATGTCGTGGTGCGTGTTGTTGAAGCTATTACCAAGCACGGCGAGAAGTCCGGCTACTTCCCTGTGGCCAGGGATGCTGACGACTTCGCGGAAAGGCTGGCTTCAGGGCTGCTGATGCAGAGGTTCAGCTTCAATAGTCCTGTGTGGTACAACCTAGGAGTTAATGATGAGCCCCAGTGCAGTGCCTGTTTTATTCAACCCGTTCTCGATGACATGGGAAGCATTATGGGACTCGCAACAGCAGAAGCTATGCTATTCAAGCACGGTTCTGGTACAGGTACAAACCTGTCCCCACTGCGATCCAGCCGTGAAACCTTATCGAAGTCCGATGGTTTCGCGAGTGGTCCAGTGTCTTTCATGCGGATGTATGATGCAGTTGCGGGAGCTATTAAGTCCGGAGGCCGCACACGCCGTGCCGCCAAGATGCAGCTTCTGGACGTGGATCACCCGGACATTATCGAATTCATTCGGGCGAAAGCGGCCGAAGGGGTCAAAGCGAAAACTCTTATACGGGCCGGTAGCCTACCTGGAGAGGCATATTCCTCAGTGAGCCTGCAGAACATGAACACATCAGTCCGGCTGACTGACGAGTTCATGCGTGATCCTAAGGGCACTACGCCCATGCGTGCCAAGAGCCCGGACACACGTCTGGGCTATGTCAGCAACGCAGAGGTGTTTGAGGAATTGGCACAGGCAGCGTGGGAGTGCGGCGATCCCGGAGTGCAGTTCACTGACGCAATCGAGCGGGACAACATGGTGCCGGAATGCCCGATTATGGCTTCCAATCCGTGCTCCGAGTTCGTGTTCATGGACAACAGTGCTTGCAATTTGGCAAGCATGAATGTAGTGAAGTACGAGGACCTAAGCTATGCAGAATTTAGTTCTGATGTTCATTGCCTTATTTGGGCTATGGACATTATTGTTGGTCTCAGTGGTTACCCCACCCCTGAAATCGCGGATAACTCCATTCGCTACCGGCCTCTTGGCCTTGGGCTTTCTAATCTCGGGGCTGCTATTATGCGGCGCGGGCATCTTTATGATAGCGACGAAGGACGGGATGTAGCGAAGTCCTATGCGTGCGATATGATGGTGGAAGCTATCCGGGCCAGTGCTCGCCTAGCCAAAACCTTTGGCCCCTACCCCGGCTACAGTGACCGGGAGAAGGCCATCCTCACGCGCAAGTGTGGCATTGTTGGGCTGCCCTATGATGCTGAACGCTTCGGGGTGCGCAATGCCCAGCTAACGCTGATGGCCCCAACAGGGACTATTAGCTTCATGATGGACTGCGAGAGTACAGGCATTGAGCCAGTGTTTGCGGAGGTTACTACTAAGACACTGGCTGGTGGGGGCACAGTGGTGCTAGCCCCGGAGTGTGTTAAGGAGTACCAACTAAAGACCCTTTCAATGAATGACTTTGCAGAAACGCCAGACACTGCTATCGGGCGCAATCCAGTGTCTGCATATGGCCACCTGAAGATGATGGCAGCAGTGCAGCCATTCCTTTCCGGGGCCATTTCCAAAACAGTGAACCTGCCAGCTTATGCCACAGTGGAGGACATCAAGGCTGTGTACGAGGACGCTTGGCTCTTGGGCCTTAAGTGCGTTGCGGTATTCCGGGATGGGTGCAAGGGTTGGCAACCGATGGAGAAGTACGTTGCAAGTGAATCTATTGGCATTGCTGGTGAGGATATGGCAGCAGGTACCTTGGTTGAGATTAGGCCAGATGAAAGGTTCTATGCGGTAAAGGGACGCACTGCATCCGAGGTGTTCAAAGATACTCGCAGGCGCATGCCGGACACACGGCAGTCCACCACGCACAAGTTCATTGTCAGTGGTGTTGAAGGCTACCTCCATATTGGAGAGTACGCCGATGGCACACCGGGAGAGGTATTTGTTCATGTGAACAAAGAGGGCTCCACAGTCGGAGGTTTGATGGATGCGTGGGCTATCTGCTTCTCACTTGCTCTACAGTATGGGGTTCCGCTGCGGAAACTGGTGGACAAATTCCGGGGTGTCAAGTTTGACCCGGCGGGATTTACTCCTAACGTGGACATTCCAACAGCTACATCGCTGGTGGATTATGTGGTCCGGTGGATGGAGAGCAGGTACTTGGGACAGCCAAGCACGCAAGCGCCGAGCAGCCCTGTAGTCCAGAGCACAAGCTACTATAGTGGGGACGCATGTACAGTGTGCGGTCACCTTTTGGTACAAACAGGTACATGCAAAACGTGCCCGCAATGTGGCACTGGGGGAGGTTGCGGATGATTAAGCTGGCCTTTGGTGGCAAGAAGCATTCCGGCAAGACTACACTGGCCGAGTACTGCGCGGACATTCACGATCTTGAGCCGCTTAGCTTTGCTGACGAGCTCAAGATGAACCTAGTCGAGATTGGCGTGGAACCTGACCGCTTGTTTGGCAAGCGGGATGCCAACAGCCGGGCTCTGATGCAGGCGTATGGCGAGGTCATGCGCGACCAGGACCCGGACTACTGGCTGAAGATTGGCGTCAAGAAGGTTAAGGAGTTTGAGCAGGCGCTACCGCAGGGAGAGGGCTTCACCTTCGACGACATGCGCTATGCTAACGAGGCGGAGGCCCTGTCGAAGATGGGCTTCACGCTCATCAAGGTCGTCCGGGAGGGCTATGCCCATGAGGAGGACAACCACCCCAGCGAGGCTGGCCTGCCGGATGAAGTATACGACCACATCCTGGTCGTAAAGAACAAGGACCTTGACAGTCTGTACAGAATGATAGATGAAATCATTGAAGAAGAACAGGAGGGACCTAGCAATGGCTAAGTACGACTTGGTTTTTGAGCAGATCAACGCCCACCTTATCAACGCCGCCAACGTTGCCGACACTGGCACGTGGCCTGCGTGGATCACCAGCATTGTGGCTGCGGGCAATGGCAACTGGGTGGTTGGCACGTCTGACAATGGCTACTTTGAAGTCCGGGATGGCAAGTATATTGCTATTGCCGGAGCGGGCAGTATCCCGTTTGAATTGGATTCTACCGTCATCGAAACGCAGTACACGCCTGCCATTGACGAGGAGTAAGACATGACTAATATCCTTGAGGTTGCGATTCTGCGGGCACTGATGGACCGGAACAATTGGGACACCCTACTGCCAATTGTCACAGAGGACATGTTTGACACGACAGCATCGCGCCGACTGCACTCTGTTATCCGGAACATGCATGCCGAATCTACTGGGAACCTGGCCCCGTCCAACGTGCGGCTGACCTTGCATGCTACGATGAAAACGCAGACAGGCTTCCGGGATGACCTTGAGGATATCCTAAATCACATGGATGAACTGGACGATATCGACTCACATACACTACACCGTATCGTCCGAATGTTCTGCGCAAGGTCATTGTCCTTGAAGGCCGTGGAGTATGTGGCGGCCAACATGGACAGGGAGGACTACGACCCGGCGGTGCCTGCCGGAATGCTGGTCAAGGCGGGGGAGCTATCCGTAACAGTTGACGACGATGACATTGTGGACTATGCTACGGCGCTTCCCCCGGACCAGAACGTGCGCACAGGCGTGATGGGGCTGGGCTTCAGCGACACCTTCGATGGCTACCTCGACGGCGGCTATGGCCCTGGGGAGCTAGCTATATACGTGTCCATCTCCGGAGTGGGCAAGACTTCTATGCTATTGAAGTCCTCGTCCCATGCGGCCAGCCACGGCAAGAATGTGCTGTACATCAGCCGGGAGATTTCCAAGCACAAGTGCGTGCAGCGGCTGGACCAGTGCTACACCAAGATGGACAAGTATGATCTAGTGTCCAACGCCCAGTCCGTGATGAACATGCGCGGCAGGGTGCCGGGCAGTATTTGGATCAAGGACTGGAGCCACAGGTCGGCCACGGTCGCGGACATTAGGGCCTTGCTGCTAAAGATGGCATCCAAGGGCAAGCACGTTGACCTGCTGGTCGTAGATTACATGGAGCTAATCAGTGCGGAAGTATACAATAGTAACCATCCTCGCCTTAACCACACCGCTGTGGCCGTGGCCATGCGGGCACTTGCTGCGGAACTACATATCCCGGTACTTACGGCGTGGCAGGCCAAGCGGGCCGCTGCGAATAAGCAGTACCTGGAGAAGGATGATCTAGGTGAGGACTGGAATGTAGTCAAGACGGCTGACATCATCATTGGCCTGAATCAGAACTCCGAGGAAAACAAAGACAAGGTGATGCGCCTGAACATCATCAA